CGCTTTGTCAGTGACCGGAACACCGCACTAAACCAGATCGAAATAAATCCGGAAATGATTGGTAAGACCAAGGATACGGTAGGTCTGTCTGAAACTCACATTGTCGCGCACGAATTGGGCCATTGGATTTATGCCAACCTCCTGTCGAGCGGCGACAAGGTAGAATTTTGGGACGCGATCAGTAAGTTTTATAAAGAGGGTGGACGGCTCTACAAGGACGGCGATAAGGACGCCATGTTTGAAATACAGGTCAAATCCCCTTACATCGCAGGGACTAAAAAATCTGTTGGCTTTTCAAATGCGCTCGACAATCCAAGCGAATATTTTGCCAACCAATTTGCTCTGTTTATGAACCACAAATACGACCTGATGATGTGGCCTCATACTTCGTTCTGGGAAAAAGCTATGAAGCTGACCAAGCGGCTATGGGCAACCCTGTCGAGCAAGGCAATCATCGACAAGGATTTGGAACCGATCTTTAACAAGCTGATCGAAAATAAGAACAAGGCAGCGCAAGCGCGTTATGCCCGTCCTGTCGAGCCAAAGAACGCCTTAGATGCAACGCTGGCAATTCGATATGATAACCTGTTGAAATTCAAAACTGAACTAACACGGGCAATAGATAATGCTGATCCCATTGCCTTCATCGAAAAGATTAAAGAGCCTAAGTTCGGCCTTGCGGCTGAACTGCGTAGCCTCACAGCAACTCAGGCTAATGCAAAATTCTATGCAGCCAGCAAGGGCGAGGACTACAAGAAATATACAGGCATGCTTAAAGCATTGCAGGGCGGCGGTCTGGGTGCGCGGATCAGAAGCTTGGTTAAAGAGATTGACCAGATGGCCCAACGCAATCAATCGGTTGATTACAACCTTTTCCCCGACCAGAAAGAAGGGACATATGGTACGTCATATAGCCTTGATGACTACAAGGAACTCCGCAATCTGTATGACGATTATATCAAGGACACCCTTGATCAAACAATGACCCGTTTGAACGATGCTTATTATCAATCGACCAACGGTGACATTCCAAATTATGTGGTCAACATTGCAGCCCGCGAAAAGGCGGGGTCACGGTTGGACAAGGCTCGGACCTTTGACGCTAATACAGCCAACACTCGGCGGGTTCGCGGTCAACGCAAATCGACAATGGAACTTGCCGTCAAGAAAATGGGCGAAAAGAAAATAGCGGATGATGCCGATGATTTGGCAGAATTTTTTGCTGCTGATTATCCGGACATTGAGCCACTGGTTCGTAGCCTTCCCACTTATATGAAGAATGGAAAGCTGACCAAGGACGGCAGGGCTATTGCGAACAAGATCAAAGAAAAAATCAACTCGCAAATGCCGACCTTAGAGCCAGCGAATGTCCTTCGTTACAACCAAACGAAAAAAGCGAAAGCACTAGGTAAGGTTGTAGCAGAGGGTCCATATCAAAATGCTGACATTGACCAGCTTGCCGCATTGTTCCGTGAGGCATTGCTTGGGGATGGTAACAAGGACAAACTGAAAGATGTGGCGTATGAGTTCACCCGCAAATCTGGCAACATGGGTGTGTATACATCGCCCACTGTCCCTGATCAGCCAGCGGTTATTGATGCGATCAAGGTTGAGGGGATATTCAATCGGGGCATTGAGACTGAAACAGGGATCGGTGGCAAAACCCCCTTTGTCCTGTCTAGTTTCCTGAGTGAAATCACCGCTCGGACCCCAGCTAAAGAAACAGCCGCCCGCAAGATTGCACAACGGGTCATTGCGCTGGGCCACCAGATCAGCCCTGTTACTAAAGGCGAAGAATTTAATGACTTCCGTGGGTTAATGCGGCGTCTGTCGGCAAATGTGGTATCCAACTCGGACATTACCCAATCGGTCAAAGAGTTGACCACGATGTTATTCCAAACCAATATTATTTCTAGTGGCACTCGCCGTCACCTAGAAAAAACAGCGGTTCGGATGGGCGTTGATGCGGATGAAATCATGTCTCGGATCATGGTTGAAGATACTGATATGCAGACAGATCGCACAGTTATGAAACAGATCAAAGAGCGGTTGTCTGAGGTTGAAGGGTACGAAACCGAGGATGCTCTTGACGATGCCCGCAACTCAATACGGGAAGGGATCGCCTACGTTCTAAACGGGCTAATCGAAAACCCTTCGGCGCGTGAACGGTTCTTACCCCTCACCATGTACGGTGATATGAAAGCTGGTGAAGCTATTATATCGCGCGGATCACCAGCGGGGATTTACAACAATAAAGTTCCCGCCGAATTTGCCAGTGACTTCGCTAATGACTTCATTGCCAGCCTGTCGATTGATGCACAGGATGCAATTAGGGCTTGGACGGGGGATGATAACATCCGTATGATGTTTGTTTCTCCAAATTCCCGATCACCTTTGCTGGGTCGGGGCGATCTTATCACGGCCCGCCCAACCAACACAGTCAGCAACTTGCGTGACAGCATCATTGAGGCGACCCCAGAGGGGGCGCGTGAGGCCGTGACCGAAGGGCTTGACCAACTCCAAGGTGTTCGTAAAGGAATCCTTGGTATGCGCGAAGATGGCTCGGCAAATGATCTAATAGATCACTATACATTCGGTGATGTGGTCGGTGAAAACATGGATCGGTTCGGTATTCCAGATCAGACCAGTGTTCGACCAGTGTTCGTGCGGGACAGCAAGCCCGCAATCTTCACCCGCCGCATGACGTACAAAGACGATGTGGTTAAGGGGATCGTGGATGTTCTTAAACGCGAGGCTCGGACACCCGACCTTGCGGAACAGATCGACACTTACATCAATGATAATCTTGGTATGCTGGATGGCAAGGAAGTCTTTGACGGGCTGGCGCGTCTAGCTGGCAGTGTCGAAAATTTACGCCGCACGATAAAGCGGGCGGGTCATTCTACTCTGACCCTAGACGGTGAAACCGTTGTTCTCAATCAGCGCAATGTCAAAGCCGCCACAAGCGGCGACTTTGTAAATGCCAAGCCAATCATCGGTGAGCGGGATACTCTGGCAGGGGTTAATTCGTTCCTTGTTCAAGAGGCGACAATCGCCACTGATGCGGGTGAGGCGGCAACCAAAATGGTATCCGGTCAGCTAGAACAAGCTGGTGTTGATAAGGAATATCTGGGCGCGGTAAATAATCTCCGCAACCGAAAAAAGTTTTCGTACAAAGATGCCGAGGTGATACGGGAACGCACACACGCCACCACTAAAACGCAATCTCAGATCATCGCCAAATCAGGTATGAAATTTGTCTCAGAATTTGCCGAGCCAGAGGACGGTTCGGGTGGGCATTTTGAGCGGGTACACGGAAATATGGCCCGCACTTTGATCCCGCTGACCAAAGCATTGAATGAACTACCCGACAGCAGAAATGCTATTGGTCGGTGGTTCGATATGGGCATTGGTCAAATGGCGCAATCTACGACAGACACCTTGGGTCGTATTGCTGGGCTTACCCCCGCACGGCGACAGCAACAGCCTAAGAGCCATGAACGTATTGCCGCTGCAATGCGTAACTCGGACAAGGTTCAAAGCCTTAAACCGTCTGAGCGGAAGGTTTACAATATCTGTCGCAAATATTTTGATGACATGCGGGGCCGTATGGCAGCGGCGGGCGAAGTCATAGGGGATATAACAAAAGATTACTTCCCCCAAGTGTGGCGCACTGATTTGATTGAGGCACGGCGTCCACAATTTGAGCAAATGCTGTCCCGCTATTTCCTTGCTGAACACCAAAGAGAATTTGGGACTGCCCGTACTCTCACTGATGAACAGGCTTTGAAAAAAGCGCAAGATGTGACTTCTAATCTTTTAAAAGATGAAGGGGTATTGTTTCCGAAACCCAATATCTTTTCGACCAAAGGACTTGGCGGGGCAGACGATCACTTGGATTATGCCCGCTTGATCAGGCTGGATAAAAACAAAGAGTTCACAGACCCCACTCGACCAGCCGATGATCTTGGTAGTTTCTTAGAGAACGATCTGATGATGGTAATGTCGAAGTATTCTGACAACGCAGAACGGCGGCTAGATATATCAACTAAGTACGGCCCAGGTGCCCATGCTCTGTCTGATTACATTGCAGTGATCCGCAACGGACCAGAGGGTATCGCTAGTTTGCTTTCATCCAACAAAATTATGGCAAAGGATCGCCATATTTTTCAAGGTCCGGATGAAGATGATATAGAGGGCATGGGTGCGCTGAAAGAAAAATTCACGACCTCTTTGTTTAAGCCACCGTTTGCTTCAAAGAAAAACGCTGAGTTCTTTTCTGATCGGCTTTTGCAGAAAGCACGGTCTGGGGCGAACCAAGATGACCTGACCCGTGACATAATGGAACTGTTGCAGGGTGACGGCATGGGCGACGAATTTTCAGATGCCATGCGGCGTAACTTCCGCAAACGTGCAGAGGCAATAGCCGCCGCACTGACCGACACTAACGGCCTAACTCGCGTACCAAGTGACGATAACGTGAAACACGCCGAACAATACGGCGAGTTGCTTCTAAGAAGGCCACAAGGTTCCGCAAGTGCGCGGCGTCTATCGTCGGCCTTGCGAATGGTAAACGAGGTAACATGGCTATCCTTTACAACCCTCACATCGCTGGGCGATCTTGTACTTCCATTGATCAGGTCGGGAGATTTCAAGGCTTGGACCGCCGCGCTTGGTCAGTTTATGGCTGACCCAGTGGCGGGTGGGGCGTATCGTGACATGATACGCAATGTCGGTGTGGCGGTTGAGAACACCGTCCACCAAAGAATGTCTCAGGGCTATGGGGTGGATGCCACCAAATTCAGCACAGGGTTTTTCACCGCGACAGGTCTGACACCTTGGACAAACATGATGCGCGAATTGGCAGGGGCTACGGCCTATGAGCATTTCAAGGCACAGACTAGGATCGCGCGGGAAGCCCCCAACACTCGCCAAGGTCGGATCGCCAAACGAAACTTAGATTATTTCGGGCTGACTAATCTGGTCGATGGTAAGGCGATGGACATTGACATGATTATGAAGTCGGCGGGAACTGAGGCTGAAAACCCACAGTACCGAGACATTCAAAACGCGATCATAAAATTCTCAAATGAAAGCATCTTTACGCCGAACATGAATGACCTACCACAGTGGGCCAACGGCCCAACGGGTGCGGTGATTGCTCAACTCAAAAGTTTCCCGCTTAAAATGCTGAGATTGGGGCGGTACGCTTACAGTGAGGCCGCACGATCAGACGATCCAAATTTTGCGCCAGCATTGCTTTACATGACGGCTGGCCCAGCAATGGGATTTGGTGCAGCCACAATCAAGGACGTTGTGCAAGGTCGGGGCGGTGAGGACAACCGCGAGTTTGATACACGGGATCGCCGTATAACTAAAACCTTTGCATCACTGGATGGTAAGCTTGGCGAAAATACTGACAAAGCTTTAGGCTGGTACTTCGACGGATTTATGACAATGGGTGGTCTGGGTATCATTGGCGAAATGCTCTATGACACAGCCAACCAATTAGACAATGGTGCATACGGTCAAATCAGGATGATGGAAACTGTCTTGGGTCCGACCAGCGGGTTGTTCTTTGACGCCTCAACGGTCCTCGCGGGCATACAAGATGCGGCAAGCAATGCTATCACTGGCGAGGGTACAACGGGCAAGACCCGTGCGGCGGTGCGCGAAACAGTCAGCCGAGTGCCGATCCTCGGTCAAGTTTCTGCTGGTCGAGAAAAAATTGTGGATACTGTCGCTGGCCCACCGTCCAGATAAGAAAACCCCCGCCGCTTGCGCGGCGAGGGTTCGTAGTATTGGAGAATGTTCTGATGAAGAACAAGGCAACCTTAGTTGTCCTTAGTGTCCTTCGCAATACTAAATTCACTGCCCAAGCTACTATACCCAACCTTGTCCAGCCAACCATCCTCTGATGATATTGTGTGACAGAGCCGACAGGTCTTGACCCAATCCATCATCAGGGCGACATGACCCGCTGTGATTTCGCCATGCAACGCCAAAGCATTTTTGGCAATTATGTCCCATCCAGTAGCGATGTTGTTATGCGTTGTGAGGGCATCCCCGTATTCCTCGGCTCTCGGCCCATTGATTAGAGCCTTCGCTTTGTCGAGTGTTTTATTGCGCCTTAAAGTTTTAGACATTTGTTAGCCCCTTCAAGTAATTTAATTCTAATAAGTCAACTTCATATTCGGACGCGCTGACTTGCAACTCGACCAATCTTTCTTTGACATGCTTTTGTTTCATGCGGGCCTTGTGGTAATCGTCATAACTGGGATGGTCTGACTGATCACCGCCTACACTAGCAATCTGTTCGATCCGATCTTGGATGCTTTCTATTTCCGCTTTGCGCCGAATTATCGCCTCGCGTATATTTTTCAAATCTTCAAAAATAATGGGCGCACCACTGGACTTGTTCATTTTGCTTCCATCTTTATCTGTTCGTATTGCCCGCAAGCTTCTTTCTCTTGGCGATTGGTAAGCTTACAAGTAAATCCCCCGTCATCATCCGGTCTGGAATGACTACACATTTGACAGGTTGGATTTAGCGCGGGGTTCTCCCAACATTGTGTGCGTTTAAAGCACATCTTGCACCGCCAATCGTTAGGCGTAGCTGCGACACGCCAAGAGTGACCGTCTAGTGCCGCTTGTATATTGCTATAGATTTCGTCCCACATTTCCTGATCGAAAGGGACAATCTCGGCATGGTATCCGCTGGTGTTTTTACAGTAGGAAATGAAGAATGATCGCTCAATCTTAAACATCGCCATCATCATTTGCATTTGCGAATAATAATGGCGGTGGGATGCCTTAACCCCGTATCCCTTAAACTTTTTAAAGTTGGCATCATTCATAGATTTAATCTCAAGGATAAGCTGTTGGCTCCCATCCTCTAAATCCACCAGCCCATCCGAGTGACAGACCACATGCCCACCAAGCCACTCGGCGCGGTGTTGCCGCCCCGTCATTAAGTCTTTTTCGTACACCCTGACATTTGCCATGCGCTTCATGTCCCGCACGACCTGATCCTCTAGTCTATGCCCCTCTCGGAAAATCCTCTGGGTGCGCGGGTCTACTGGATCATTAGGTGCGCCCCTCAAAGATAGTTGCATTTTGGCGATGCACTCATGTCCGGTAGAAGCCCCGATATAACATCGGGGTTTCTCACCTTTCTTTCTCGCCGTTTCAGCAAAGCCGTGGTCGATTGCCGCCACAACTTCGCTTGCTATTGGGTGTACCGGATGCTCCATTTTTTTTAAAAAGGAATTTCATCTTCATCTACCGGCGGCGTAGCATTAGTCGCGGCGACTGTGTAAGTTTTGACAACGCGCGTGGTGTTTTTCCCCTGCTCTAATTTAGAGCGCACGGTAATCCCTATCGGCTTGCCACTGTACCATTCAACGCTTGGCGGCTTGGCCCCTTTATAGCCCAGATGGTTGAGTAACTTTTTTAATTGTTCACGACCAATTCTGGTCGCTTCTGCGCTTGGATGATTAAAAATAATCCACTGGGTCATTACGCCCTGATCATTCTTATATTTAACCTCAAGTTGCGGGTGTCCATTTTTAGTTTCCGTCACCTTCGCGGCTTCAATCAAACATTCGTGTGACCCATCGGGCAGCATCGACATACTGCCAGCGTCACTAACCTCAACACTATCTAAATCAATATCTAAGTAATTCATGCCGCAATTCCTTTTGTGATTGGTGAGCGCAAACGCTCGACTAATTCCGTTACATCGTTGACCGTTTCAACCGCTTTGATGCGGCGGTGTGGGTCACGGTTCTTTCCATGCCAGCCATGCACTTGATCGCAGATCAGGTATCTCTTGAGGCTCACCTTGCCGTCCTGTTCGGCGGTCTTAGTCACCATTCCGCAGACAAGATCGAAGTCACCCGCATATTTCTTTTGCTTAGATTTCTGATGCAGCATTGGATAGAAATGTGTCTGACCATTATCGTCTGTTTCCTCGGCTGCTAGTGCAGTGACGATTGTGTGGATTGGTAAGTCGCGCAGATCACCGATAAGCGGGTCAAGCTTTTGAGTATAAATCTGGTATGGCTTGAAGTTGTTATTCTTGTCGGGGTTCTCTGCCACAGCTTCCATAAACGCGCGGCGTGATAACTCGGTTATACTATCGACAGCAATCCACTTATAGCCTTGCTCGGCAAATTCTGGGGATCGGATATAACCCATTATATCCATAAAGCTGTAACCATTCGGATGCACCTTCTTATCTACCGGATGGTCAAAGGAATAGAATGGGAGGTAATCTATTTCTTTGTCGCTGATCGAAGTCAGCCCGCCCTCTCCGGACAGCACTAATCCTTTCCCATATCGGTCATACATCTTGCCGATCTGAGTGGTCTTGCCACAGCCCGCATGCCCATACAAAAGGATATTGAGGGCGATGTTACTCACATCGCTAGTTTTAAACGGTTTAATTTTCATGTCTTGAGAACCTTTATAGCGGCGTTGCCGCGCTTGATGGTGAGGGCTGGTGTCAGCCGATCTTTCAAATCAGCGGTAGCGGCGTCGAACTTTGCCTTACTGACTGTGAAATTTTGTGAGATACAATCGGGAAGGTCGCCATCCTTGAACATTTCGGCAAGTGCGGCCTTGTCCCAATCGTACTTTTCGGGGGTAGAAATTTTTACCCGCCCGCCCTCGGCTAGTGGTATCTCCCACTCTCCGTATTCTTCTGGCAAGTCAGATAAAAGTTGTGCTTTTACATAGTCGATCTTGGCTTTGATTAAATCCAAGTCGGCAGCGAGTTTATTATATGCCTCGGCATGCCCCGCTAATCGTTCACTCTTACTCTGCGCGGGGATAAGGTCGAGCGATATATCACCATAAATTATTTCGTCCGTCATGTTGAAGTTGACCCTTGATAGTTGCGGTGGTTGTCTTTAGTAACACATCCACCACAACCCAACAAGAGGCAATGATGAAATTCAATCTGAAAAAATTGGTTAGCGATCTTGGTGGTGCGCGACAGGTCGCGGAACTTATCGGTGTAGGTCGCACCGTCCCTTATGGATGGATACGGCGGGACTACATCGGCTCAACTCACCTTTTATTGATTAAACAGGCCAACCCTACGTTGGATATAAACACTTACTTTGAGCGAGGTACTAATGACCGAGGCAACACTGTCGGCAGCACTTGAGTATATAGACAGGGGATGGTCAGTCATCCCCATCAGAGCGGGAACTAAAAAGCCCGTCATAGGATGGAAGGAATATCAGGACAGGCAACCAACCGAGGCTGAGTGCATCGGCTGGTTTGAAAATACAGACCACGACATAGCGATTGTGTGTGGTCGGGTCAGCAACCTAGTAGTTGTTGATACTGATGATGAAACCGCGACTAAGCTGGCAGCGGATCAGGGATGGGACCGGACCCCATACAGGGTCAAGACCCGCA